GACGGCACTTATTCCATGGGCAAAGCCTTGCGTGAGCAATACGACGAGTTGGAGGAGAAACTCGGCGAAAAAGAATATGAGACTAAGTTCATATTTGGTATGTGCCCTAAGGATGAGCCTGTGAGTGAGGCGAAATACGAGATTTGCAAGGTCCGTATGATATTGGTCGGGCCTTTGGAGGCCAACATCCTTATGCGGAAGTACCTCATGTGCTTTTGTCGCGTTATGGCCATTTTCCCTTTCACTTTTTCCTCCATGGTTGGGGTGGACGCTACTAGTGTTCAGTGGTCTCAGATTCATAATTTCATAGTTGGCCGCGGGGCTTATGCCTGGGACGGTGATTACCAGGACTTCGATAAGAACATGATCAACATGGTCATTGTCGCAGTCTTGTGGATCTTTGCTGGCCTTATGGTGGCCAGCGGGAATTATGACGATAAGGCTTTGACTATAGCCAAGGGCCTTCTTCGCGCTTTGTCCTCTCCCATTATTGACGTTTTTGGCGTCCTTTATTGGGTTAGCGCCATGAACACTTCGGGGAATACCATTACCACTCAGTTTGGTTGTGTCGCCAATAACGTGTACATCACTTACAGCTTTTTTAAGCATCTCAAGAGTGTTTTGGGCACGGAATTCGACTTCATGTTTGCTGAGCGCCTCATGCGAGCCGTCATGCGTAAGGCCATGTATGGCGATGACAATCTCGTTAGCTGTCTGTATGATGACGTGTTCGATTGCGTGGCGATGCAGTCTTGCTTGGTTGGTCTTATCGTTTACACAGATGCTAAGAAGAGCAAGGTGGTCAAGAGCTTCACCCCGACGGATGAGCTGCAGTTTCTTGGTAGGACGTTCGTTAGGAGGAGCGATAATAGGGTTATCCCCCCTTTGGAGTGGGCCAGGATCACCAAGATGATTATGTTCTACCGCAAGCTCCCTGGGCTGGATTTTGCTAATGTCATCAAGCCAGTTTATAGGGCCGCTCTTATGGAGTCGTACTTCCATGGGCGCGAGGTGTACGACATCTTTTTTGGCCACTTGGCTTCTGTCTTGGCGGCTCACTTCGAAATCAACGACGAGAGCACCGTCGTTGAGATGTTTCTGTCCCACTCTGGTGGGCCACTCACGTGGGATTTCTTCGATGAGTGGTATGAAGCTAGGGCGGATTCAGGTTGGATCGACGACCCTAGATATGTCGAGGCTATGGAAGCCGAAGACGCTGCTTCAGCATACGCCGAGTTTTGTCGGCGTAGGGCTGTAGCACAGAATAAATAATGGGGCTTTACGCCCCACCCGGGTGTGCAGACCCCCGGTGCGCATGCTATTTCGCGCAATAAACTATC